CTTCGGTTGTCGCCATTTGTCGTTCAGACTATTGTTTATGTTTGGCGGTGGATTTTTATCTGTAGGGCAAGATTAAATCTGATGCATATGAATCTCTATCTAAACTGTTGTAGTTTCGTGTCCTACTTAAAGATCTATTGTTTTGTACATTTAATCTTTTATTTTCTACATAGAGTTGTAATGCTTCTGGATCATTCTTTATCTGAGCCCAAGCTTTCTTACGTGCAGCAAAAAACATTTGATAAATAATTCTGTTGTGTACATAAGCTTTCATAGGGTCCATTTCTCTTCTTCCAGAGTTTCTGTCCCTATGCATTTCTTTTATTGATTCAAGTATTTTCGGATCTTTTGCTAACTTATTTAATTGAGCTTCTAAATTTTGCTCGCCAATAGCTTTCATAAATAAAGATCTAAGTCGAGGTGATTTACTAAGATCTATTCCATCTGGGGAAGAGTAGGCTGACATTCTCATGTCATAACCACTTTCAAATAAAAGTTTCCTACCCACACCTTGATCTAAATTTATAGAAAAAGGACTAAACATATTAAACATGCGAGTTGGAAAATCCCAATCTTTAATTGGTCTACCATTAAGCATGTCGTATTTAGTAGGTAGTCCTCCTTCAGGATCTAATCCTTCTGCAAATTGGTTTCTATTTCTTATTGATTGCCATATTCCAGAATTAAGTTCTTTCATATGTGGGTTAAGAATTTTACCTATTTCATTTCTTAATGAAGACATAGGCATTGTGTTGTTTGCTAACCCAGCAATAATTGATTCCCAACTTCCTGGTTTTCCAGCAAATAAATCCACAAACTGTTGCATACCAGCTAAATAAGATTTACTGGATACAGCTTGCATCATTACAACAGCTAATTTCTGAAAATTATCTTCTGTCCATTCTTCGCCCATTAATTGGCTGTAATCACCAATATCAGCAATAGTAGAAAGTACTAAGTTAAATGGTTCAAATGAATCATAACTAACTTGCACTCCTCCAATTGTAATAGTTCTTGGTTTATATCCAGCATCAATCCATGTTTGTCGTTTTTTTCTATCAGCTGGTCCATTACCAGTAAGACCTCCATTCATAAAGTGAATAGATGCCATTGATATAATAGAGCCACCTATTGCTAATCTACCCATTTGTAAGGCTTTAGCATTAGCTAAATCTTCAGCTGATTTAATTCCATACTTTGCAACTTCACCTAAATTATCAGGAGTAGCAAAACGTATATCATTATATTCTTTGACTAATAAGTTAAATCCTGGAGTGTGTTTTGCCGTAAGAGTTAATCCGTTAACACCTGTTCTTGCAAACAAGAAAAATGGTTTAGCCCACGGTGCTTTTTCAAACGCATCCTGTAAGCCTTTAGAAAATCCTTCTAAATCTGTTGTAAGAGTAGCTTCTTTTTTTGCATATAAAGTAGCAGCGTCTGTAATATTACCGTCAGCATCTGTTATGCCAGCATAAAACTTATTTTCTGCATTCTTTAATAAGTCTGGTGTGATTTCTGTGATTTCTCCAGCATCAACTTGATTCATTGCAAAACGCATAGCCTTTTCTTTAGCTCTTGCTCTACCTAATATGAAACCAAAAGTTTCATCAGTAGCTTGCATTATCTTTGTTGAGTAAGTAAACAAGGAATTATTGTTTAAAGCTCTAGCCATATTTGCTGTTCTATATGCAGCAATATCACCAGCGTTTGCCTGTCCACTATTTTCTATCCAGTCACCAAGGATATCCCAAGTTTCTGAATCTTTTGTATATTCTTGATATCTAGTTGAAATACTAGAAACATCTCCTGACCAGTAAGAATTTAGTTTACTTTTAAATAATGTCCATGCTTCAGGAATAGTTTCAATCATTGAGTTCATTGCAGCTAAAGAAGCACGTTGTGTTGTTCTATCTCCTGTTAATGTTGCACCTACTATCTGGGAAAATGGTCTTAAGAATGTAGCAGTACCAGTACCCATAATTGCTCTAACTGGAGTTTTAGGTCCACTAAGAACACTATGGATCATCATGCCTTGTAATTCTTTTGTAAGAACACCAGCTTTTTTACGCCCATCAAAATAACCACCTTTCAATGTTTTCTTAACCCAATTATCAAAATCAGTTAAGTTGTGGATTTCATCTGACATAGATATAACTTCATGGATAGCTCTAAATAAACTATCGTCAGCATCTTTACCAGCTACTTCCATAGCTAGTTTCCATGCGTCTTTTGTCTCAGTTATAAAATCATTAACTTCAGCTTTAACTTGTCTTGCACCTAATCCTCTAAATTCAGCAGATTGGGTCATTTTAGATAATTTGATCTGAGTTAAACCAGCAATTATCTTTTCATACATTGCACGAGATGGTCCATCAACATCAGCAATATCTGCTACATCAAATAGCTCTCTAGATGCAATTCCCATATCTCTGATCTCTCTCATAAGAGAACCAACTACTAAATCAGCAGCTACTACGTTTGCAGATTTCCATACTTCTTTACCATCAATTCGATTCATATCAACATCAAACTGTCTCCAAAATTCTTCTGTTGTTAAATCAGAAGCATTTCTACCTTCAAGGATTTCTCTAGCTTTTTCAGCTGCATAACCCCACTTATCTGCAAGTGATGTACCTTGTTTTTTAGCTATTGCAATTTCAGCCTGAATCCTATCGTCAGACATAAAATCTTTAAGAACTCTTTCAACTTCTGCCTGTGCCATATCAGCACTCATTGCAGTTCTTTCTATTTGTACAGGTGTATGTAATGAATCTGTTGAACCATTTCGAGCACCATAATCAGTATTTATTCTTCTACGTTGATAATAAACATCACCAGCTTTTCCATTAGATGTTGGTGCAGCTTGCCATGAGTCAGTCATGGGTTTGTTTTTATAACCACCGTATTGATCAGGTCTTAAGGATTGTGCCTGTAGTTGTGCTTTCTCACTAACTTGTTCATTAACATTTTGCTCTCTTTTAATTGCTCTGTTAAATGCATCTTCCTGACCATCAGTAACTACTTGGTTTTTTCCTTTACCTTTTATTTTCTTTACACCCTTACCTAATACAATTGCTACTCCATCAAATAAAGCTCCGATACCCATACCTTCTACAACATTCTTCAATGTTTTCATAGCAGGGTGATCTTCTTCTCTAGTAGATAATGGAGTATCAATAAAACCGTAACGATCTCTCAAAAGAGCTAGACCGTTATCTTCCTGTGAATATTTAGATATAACATCAGAGGTCGCACCAATGGCTGCACCTCTAACTAATGAACCTCCTACACCACCGATAGCAGTACCGACAGCACCTAGTCCAGCAGCTTTTAATGCTACTAAACTTGCTGGAACTAAAGTACCAAAGTGAACAAGACTCCGTAGAGCACCTCCCCACCATGTTTTAGTTTCTATAGGATTATCATCATCAACAAACAAGTTATCCCATTCAGGTTTATAGCCTTCATCTGTTTGTGCTTCTTCTTCCATTTCACCACTAAACATATCAATGGCTCTTTCTGGAAGAGTAACTATAGAAGATGCTGTATCTTGTATTCCACCTTTAACAGCAGAACCTAGTTCGGCAGCAAAACCTCTAGCTCCTCCTCCACCTTCAATGTTTCTAGGATCTTTTTGTTCTGCTACAGCTTGCTCTTGTTGTTTCTGTAGTTCAATGTCACGCTGTTGTTGATAAGCTTGTTGCTTTTCTTCTTCTTCGGCTATTGTTTGTAACTCAAGCTGTGCATTTTCCAGAGCCTGAGCATCGATATCAATCTGAAAATCAGAACTCATAATTTACCTTAGTAATTTAATTCATATTTGCTTGTTTTTTAATCAAGTCTTCTTCTTCTTGAATGGTGCTTAGTGATTGAGGACCTTGGTACTCTTTACTAAATCTGCCTTTCTTAGCACTTGGAACCCATTC